GCAAGATGTTGATGATTATGCGCGCATTTTAAATTGCTTGCCGCATCAAATTGCATACCAATCAGCCCCACTACCAATTATCGGCGCTTGGAAAAATTGTGCGGTGACAGGGAATGTCAAATGCGCTTCCCGGTTTTCTGTGTACCCAGAATATTTTAAAAAAGGTGTTTGTGTGCATGGAAATTACTCTGAGACCTATGCGGCGGTAATTTTTGATTTAAAAACTACTTATCGCGGTAATTGGTTTCACTTAAACAAGTCTGTTGATTTGGTTGACATTGAAGCGGTGCAAAATGGCGAAATTGACAGCCGGGCAATAATGAACTTGTCTTATGCCATGACAAAAAATGGCGTGTTAGTTTGTGGGATCTTATGGCCTCAACCACACAACGATAAATACACTATGACAAATCTTGTTGGGGTTGAAGACCCAGCAAAACGAACTTTATTTGATATAGATCTAACTTGGGCATCGCCAGTCGTTGAAAAAAGGTTCCATTCAAGAGTTTCTGGATTTGCAAATATTGTTGATTATGAATCACCCCTAATGAAAAAACACCATGCCAAAATTATTAGGCCGCAAACCGCTGCGCGCAAAAAAGAATATGGAAATATTTACGATATAGTGCCAGAAGCTAACGTGGGTGAAGATCATCAAGCACACACCGCAAAAGGTTGTGCAACTTGTAATGACACTAACATTGTGAGCATGCCAAATGACGCTAAAAAATAATTAATACGCTTTACAAGCATACCGCTTGACACTGTATGTCATGACCTGATAGAACCGTTCCTAACTTTGGGAGCGGTTCTTTGTCATTTAAAAACTTTTCTAAGCCACAGAAACAAGACTTTGTCAGGCAATCAGCCCGGCACTCTTACTATCATCACAGCCAGCCAAACAAGCCTGACGGCTTCACCTTCTATGACAAAGCAGTTGTCAGACCAGAGCTGGCAAATGCGAAGGCAGTCATCGCTGGTGAGGCCAAGGGCGATAAGGCTGAAGCTCAACGCATTCTCGACATGCATGGCGTCTACAAAGACAGCCGGGGCAGAACGCAGTCAGGCGATAAGCCACCATTGATCAGTGGCAGGGCTGTTGAGAACTATTGCACCGATGTAGCTGTCAATGATCTAAGCCCGACTGATGCCTTTAAAAACGCGATAAATGAGCTGCAAGGCTTTCATGGCGCGGCATGGCGTGATGCCGACAAAGACAAGCGTGAGTTAGAACACAAGACCACAGTGCGTTATAACGCTGATGGATCTGTTCCCAAAAAAGATATCATACCAACCCACCATGAATTTGAGCTGGTGTGCAGCAATGCGCTTGACGGCTTGCGTGAGGCATTTGCTGGTGCGAACCGCATCACCGGGCAAAAAGAGCTGACCGGCAAATTTGACGATGTGCAGCTACCCTATAAAGGTTACGGCGATTTCCAAGAAGGCGGCGTGGAGCTGAAAACCAAATGGGATCGGGGCGCTGGCACAGACAAGCCATCAGCCGGGAGCCTTCCGAAGGAAATACCATTCAACAATTTGATGCAGATCGCCGGGTATTGGCACATCACCGATATCTGGCCGCAAATCGTCTACGCCAACAGGCTTGGCTATCGCGTCTTTAAACCAACGCTAGATCAATTGCATGCCGGGGTTGCAGCCATCAGGGAAGCGTGTGTGCGGCGTGAACGCCTACTCGCTGCCGCTGCCACCACCGAAGAGCTGTTGCAGCTCTGTGACCCGCAATGGGATCACATGTTTGTGTGGCGTGATCTGCCACCAGAGATTTTAGACCGCGCCCAAAAGATTTGGAGATCATGATGTTTGAAATTTTTTCACGCAAAAGACTAACCCAATCAGAAATCGAATTACGCCGCATCCGGCACATTCTTGAGCAAATGCAAAACGATGCCATTGCGCGTGGCGTGTTGCTCAACGCTATCAACTCAACCCTAAAAGAAAGTGATGATGATGATACAAGATCTGTTTGATATTGAACCGCCGCATCAGGCGCATAGCCCCACAAGCAGCGCGTCAGCCGCCAAGATCAAGCCCAAGTTTGGCAAGAACATGGTCAAGGTGCTTGAGGCGTTGCAGCGCCATGACAAGCGCGGCTTGACCGATGAAGAGGGCTGCGCTGCTACCGGCATGACAGGCAACAGCTATCGCCCGGCGCGCGTTAAGTTGGAACAGCTCAATCTTATCTTTAAGACTGAGGCCACGCGGCAAACCAAGTCAGGCAGAACGGCTGCAATCTATTTGCTAACAATGCTTGGCATGATGGAGATGAGCCGATGAATGCCATGCCAGAGGCCATAGCAACGGCACTGGTTGCATTCCAAGCCAATAACAGCGCCATGAAGCTGGACAAGCAAGGCAATCGCTCACAGTACGCATCTGTGGGATCGATGATGACGCTTGTGAAAAAAGCAGCAAAAGATCATGGCATTGGCATTTCGTTTCCAAGCAAGCGCATCGATGGCCAGTTTTGCATATCGCCGGTCATCGTGCATAGCAGCGGTGTGAGCTGGCAGTCAGATGATCTGGCATGGCCGCTAATCGTTGACGATATGGCTAACTCGCAAAAGCTTGGCTCAGCAATGAGCTATGGCCGTAGGTATTTGCTGCAATCCATCCTTGGCCTTGCTGCCGGGATCGCTGAGCTGGATGAGGATGACGATGATGACGGCGAAATGAATGGTCTGGTTGATGACCCGCCACCGCCGTTTGATTTTAAAAGCTGGGCTGACGAAGCGCTGGCATCAATCAAAACCGCTGACAAAGCCCAGCTTAAAAAGTGGGATCAGGAAAACGCGCGAATAATAGTGAGCGCTAAAACCGAAGCGACTGAAATCTACAATACTGTGGGAATGGAATACCAAGCAAAAATGGAGAGTTTTAATGAGTAACAAACCAACATTCACAAACAATAAAGCTCAATTAGAGTGTATTCGTGGGCAATCGGGAGATCCTAAAAAGCTAAAGTTGGCTTGCTGGATTAATCCAAAAAAGGATGACAAGCATAATGAAGATAAGTTGAAGGCTTGCAATGAGATCCGCGACTTGGTGATTCAGAACGATTTAGTTTTCAATGTTCTTTTTAAAGAGCCTGTTGACGATGATTACAACAACGATAAAAAGCTCGGCTCTGTAAATATTTTTGCAAATACGCCTTATGAACCACCGCAAGAAGATGACGCTGCCCCGGCTGCACCGTCAGGCGGTGGTTTTGGTGGGGGCTTTGGCAATGGATAGGCACCCCGGCCCTGCCCTGCTTGCTGTTCGCGATGCAGCCACTGCGCTGTTTGGCAGATGGACGCCGGGTACGCGGGATGCAACCTATCGCCTGTTAAAAAAAGGCACATTGGCCAGTGTCAGGGATGGCCGCAAGTGGTGGATACCCGCTGAAGAGATTGACCGCATTCGTAGCATGAAGGGAGCTGATCATGGGCAGAACATGGACGAAGAAGCAGCGCGCTGAACAATCAAGAAAGATTAAAGCGGCTTGGGCTGCAAAAAGAAAAGCAGCCCGGCCATGGTGGCGTAGGCTGCTTGGATTGTGATTAAGGGGGCAAGCGCCCCCTTTTTTATATGCCCATGGCAGCGGCTGTCGCGCTGGTCACTTGCTTTTGCTTTTCAGCGTTCTTCACATAATGACCATACTGGCGGTAAGTAAACGCGCTGTTAGCGTGGCCCATCAATGCAGCCACCTCGCCCCAGTCCTCACCCAGTGAGCTGATCTGGACGCTGGCAAAGAAATGTCTGAAGTCACCCCACAACATAACCGGCACACCGGCACGATCACACACACGCTTTAAGATCTGTGGGAATACCTTCTTGAGCTGCACAGACCCGGCGTTGTTAGCAAACACCCAATCGCCATCACTAGAAAACTTAGATGCAATTTTAAGCTCACGCAGCACAGATATGACAGCTTCCGGCACTGGCACACCGCGTCTGCCGCGCTTTGTTTTTGTGTCACCAATCTTTGCAACATTGCCATGCTTCACCGCACGATCAATCTTAATTGTGCAATCTTCAAAATTAACATTGGCCCATGGCAGCGCGCGCAGCTCACCCTGACGCATGCCAGTGGCTATTGCAGTGAGAACCATTGCCTTGACCAACAGGCTCTCATCGTCCAGCGCTGCAACAACAGACTGCACAATCTCTGGCTGGATGCGCGGGGCGCGGTCAGACACCTCAGATGACATGCCAAGCGACAGCTTGTCCAATGGGTTGACCATGCCCCAACCTTTGGTAACTGCAAAATTCAAAAACATCTTTAGAAACTTAACACGCTTCTCAGCGGTTGCTTTTGATTTGCCTTCAGCCTTTATGCCATTCATCAAAGCCCGGCCAACCTCATCACGATTTTGCTGTTGCATTAAAGCGTTGATGTCGTGTCTCGCAATCGCCTTGCCATCAAGTTTGATAGTCAGGCAAAACTCAACAGACCTTTTCAAATCGTCAAAATAAGTTTCGCTGATATCACCGTCATCCTTGCGATGTTCTTGTCCTACGATGAACACATCAAAGCCAGCTTGTGCTGTTGTGATTTTGATTGCGGCAACAATTAATCCATTGTTGAAATTGTTGACGGCCTCAACCATTGCCTTCTGAGCTTCTGGTTTTGATTTGAACGATAGCTTCTTGCCACCTATTGGGCGCGCGTCATATGTCCACACGCCGGGGCGGTCTTTGCGCTCGTAAACTTTGAGGCTTGTGACTACTTTTTTAGACATTTCAT